TGCTGAACTTACTATGTCTATTTTATATACTATTGTTTCTGATTCTTTTGCTAATAGAGTTGCCTGTTCAGCAACCTTAGCGGTCAACTGGTCAAGCTTCTCTAGCATATCTTTCATTTGAGTATTAACTGTTTCTTTTGCTTCTGATGTTTCTTTAGTGATACTTGTAAGAGATTCTGTTATCATAGGAAATACAAGTTCTTTAAGTTGTTCTAGTTTAAGGAACTTCTTAGTTTCGTCTTCATTAAGTATCTTGGCTGAGTTAGAACCAGGCACAGCAACGAATGATGCTTCTGCTACAAATCCACGTCCACCCATTGTAACATAAGTACCATTGACTCCAGCTTCATGAGCGCACTGTCTTATATCCTGACCACAAACTGAGCATATAGCTATTTCAACTTTAGTAGCAATCGACATTTCTTTAAGAACGCCACTATTGATTTTATTAATTAAGTCTTCATTACCTTCATTAAGAACATATATCTTAGCCATAACGCCAAAGTGTTTCTCTTCATCCATAACCTGCCAAGCTTCAAATATACGTCCAACTTGTGAAGAAGCGGTATGTTGATGATCACTATTTTCGCCAAATAATATTGGAGCACCTACAAAGTTACCTTCACCAACAGGCAAGGAAAGAAGCATACTCTGGAAATCTTTATTGTATTGAGTATTATTACGAGTTATCTTATCATCTATAAGTAATGCAGTATATACAGTTATATCTTTAGAATCAACTGGTTTAACTGAGAACTTATTGATCTTCTCTAAATCTTCTGTAGATGTCGCTTCGCTGAATTGTTTAAACGATATTCCTTCAAGAATATAGTCTTTTTCTTCTTGTTTATTAGTTGGCATTAGGTAGTACCTCCGCTTTGGTTTGTGGTTTCGCCTCTATAGTTTTTACTTCAAGTCCTAATTGTTGCTGACCATCTGCAACAGTAATCATATTCATATCTATTAATGTTTTAACATTATTAATCTTTGAACCTTCAAGTGCTACATCTTTTGCTTCGTCAGTTATAACTGGCTTATCAAACACTAATGAAGGAATACTCTTTAAGTTATATATAGTAGCAATAAGAGGCATAAGTTTAAGATTAATAACATGTGCCTGTTCTTTCTGATAACTGATTAAACGTCCAAGTAATATCTCTATCTGCTGAGTAAGATGTGTTTCAGTACTACCATAGTTATAACCAAGCACACCTGCTGGTAGTTTAAGACCAGAGAATATACTCATCATAATTTCTTGCATTTCAATAGTAAGTGAGAATTGTCTTCCACCACTACCTGCTCCCACGCCCATCATATCTACTTTAACATCACCAGATGTGAAGAAGTCTTGTCCTATTTCTATATCTTTAAACTTGTTCTTTAATACTTTAAGTCTTGTTTCTAATGTAACTTGATCTAATTGAAGTGCAGGTAAATATTGTACATGGAATCTAGGCGAACCATATCTCCTGTATATCTTTGCCATTGAATCTTGGAACTCTAACATTATACGTGTAATCCAAGGGAGTGAACGGAAAAGTGAACGACCATAAGGTTCGGTGGCACTTTCTCTATTGGCAGAATAGAGAACCATAGCTGGATTGAATTTTATAGCTCCATTAAAAGCTTCTTGAACGAATTCAACTATATTACCATAAGAATCTCTTTTAATTCTTAATTGCTCAGTTGGTATATCTTGAAACTTAACTATTCTATCAAACTTTTGAGAAGGTACAATTTCAGTGCCATAATATCCATAGATGAAATAGTTATCCATTGATACTTTCAGTGTTTTATCGAAGTTAGTATTCGTAAGTTCTTTTGTTATAAATTCCGCTTCAACTGGATTATCACTTTCAATACTCCAGCCAGCGCATATAAGGTCTGTATAAGCATTAACCGCACCATCTAATACTGGTACATTATTATACAATTCCTTATATAAACTAAGATAGTTATCTGTTGGTGCTTCATAAAGATAACCATATTGCTGTAATCTAAATGACTGCACTGCTTCGATAGCATCAAAAGAGTCTATTGGCTTATCTGTGGTTTTCTTTGATTTGAATAGGTTTAAAAGGTTCACGTTTACCCTCCATTTATATTATATACATTATTTCTTACAAATTTCAATTAAGTTATTAAATAACTGCAAAATTATCTGCTTCTTTGATTTCCATCTCGTTGTACAAGCACAATGCCAAGCTATCAATAAAGTCTTCATCCTCTGGTGAAAACTTAATATTCTTATTAGCTGTATAAGAGAACTCGTAGTTAATAAGTTGTCTTATAAGAGTTGGATGATTAGGCAACTCAACTTTCTTAGCACTCATAGCGGCTAAGAGAGTATGCATTAACTCAGACTTCATTGGATTGCCATTCTTTGCTGTGCTATTAAACTTAACTGGAAAGACAACCATTTGTTTAGATAATCTTTCAGCTAAATATGGATTGAATGTAGCATCTATAGCTGCATAGTTAATATCGCCATATCTGTTCTTTTGAACAAGTATCTCTTGCTCTATATCATCATAAGAGTTTACTGGCTGATAGTCACATTCATATGTAGACTTATCGTTCTTCTTCTTATATGCCTTTATAAAGAAAGGTATCATCTTTTGTTCATGGCGTTTAGCTATAGTGACCACACAAGGGTCACGTTCAAGAGCCACATCAACACCCATACACTTAAATGAACCAAGAACACTCTTAGGGTCTGCGTTCCAACTAAGGTCAGCATTTATACATGCACGAACTATATCATTATCAAAGAACTTACCTTCACCAGATATAAACTCAGCTAGAATTTCACTAGCATATGATTTTAAATGTTCTCTGGACTTTAACCATTCCTTAGCAACTAAAGGATTCATGGTTGTAGGTATCTTATAATGCTTGTATTGATTGTTCTCGCTTACTTCATAGAATCTGCCACTTTTACCTAGTGGAGTACTAGAAAGTATTTCCTGTCCACCTGCGGCAGTGAAGTAATCTATTGATTCCCATGCTTTCTCAGGTATAAAGGCAGCTTCGTCAACTATCAATATACTTCCCTTAGGAACAGATATACCTCTAATAGTATGTCCATCGTTACCACAAGGTAGCGAGTATATAATTGACCCATTGGGTAATTCAATGACCGTTTGTGAACATCTTGCTTTAGGACTTTCTATTTCGGGCCTAAGTAGTTCATGACCTCTAAAGAAATTCATTATATATCTGAATACAAGTGAACTCTGTCTTTGTGATGGTGAAACTACTGCCACAACTATACCAGGATAGCGTATAACCTTTATAATCGCTTTAAGAGCGAGTACATAGGACATACCAACCTGTCTACCTTTACATATATTAATTCTTAAATCATTATCAACTAATATCTGCTTCTGATAGTCAAAGAGTTCCAGACCCAATAACTTTTCAGCAAACACTAAAGGGTCGTTTAAATCCTTTATTAATTTCTGTTGCTGATCAAATTTGAGCCTTGAGAATCTCTCTATACTATAATCATTAATCGCTATATTAGCCATTTTCTTTTTAGTTTGTTCAAGTACATTGTTCCAATGTTAATAGCAGAGTCAAGTTCTTTTATCTTGGCTTTATTCTCTTTATTAGAAGGACAAGCAACTAAGTCTACTAGTTTCTTTCTTGCTTCTTCTATTGCCTGAGATACTCTTTCTATTTCTTTCTTACCATAAACATTCAAGTCTTCTTTCTTAATCCTTTCGCCTTTCTTTTGTTCCTCAATTTTAAAACTCATAATTTTTCTCCTTTATAGTATTTGCATTATATGAAAATAAGTATTAAGTGAACCACCAGCAACAACGTCTTCTGTATCAGTGGCACCACCAGGTTCAACTGCTATAGCTATATGGTCACCAGCATTAACATTAATAATAGCTGATATTCTAAGTGTTAATAATCCTGCACCTGCTGCTGTTTCATAGAAATTCTGAGCTATAACTGTAGATGTACCTGCATAATAAATAAATATTCCTTGATAAGCAGCGA